ATTCATCGCGCGGATCGAAGCTAATCCTTCTTGTACTCTAACACGGTCAGCAGTTTTATTAAGCATCCCTCTTGGAACTCCAAGGCCAGCGGCAATGATATGCTCTGGAATAGACCATAAAGAGAACAGTGCGTTTGAAACTACATTTACAAAATGAGTTCCTGGATTTGAGAGTAGGGCATTGATCCAAACCTCAAAGAACATATCACTGCTCGTAGCTTTAGTCATATTACGAGCGTAATTGTTCATAGCTCTTGCATCTGGTAAAGATAAGAATTGTTGAGCAATCTCAGAAATATTGGCTCCTTTCGTGATATCAGTCAAGAATCTCTCAATCTCAATCGATCTATCAAACCCAGTAGCGGTGATATTAAATTGCCACGTGGTTCTAGCGATTTCAGTCTGGGCACCTTTAGCTTGAGCTAGCATTGCGGCATGAAGATTAAGCTGGCGGAAGTAGGCTAGCTTGTCTTCATCAGTTCCTCCATGGGTGATCTTATTTGCTTGTTCAGAGAGTTTATCCAAAGAGGTAAGGAGAAGCTTGCGCGTTGCCAACATTTGCTCAGGATTAAAGGTTCCACCTAGCTCTCTTTTAAGGATATCTTCTGGAGTCCAATCAAGCATATCAGCAAGATCGACAATTGCATCATGCGTTAGTTGACCACGAGTAGCTTCAGTAATTTGGGCAGCATAAAATTGTGACACTTCCTCCATTTGGCGTTTCAGATCATCAGTTGTATTCATTTTATCAAAGTTAAAGTCTGCCTCTGGTGGCTTAGCTCTTGGCCGCACTGTTACATGCTCAGGAATGTTTGTTCCTTCAATTTCTTCTGTGCGTTGTAGAATTTTGCGTATGAGATCCCTTCCGAATCCAGCTACTTGGATAGGCTTTTTAGACTCATTTGGGGTATGGATGTTATACTGCTCTGAAGACCCTGAGCCAATTCCTAATGCTTCAAATTTATCATTGTTAAAAGCTTCAAGATCATCTTCAGATTCAAGAGTAATTTGATCCAAGAGAGAAATTAACTCATCTTTGTTCTCTTCAATCTCATTGACAATGTTAGTCATTTCGATCTCTGCCGCAAGTCCATTCATGCTACTTTCATCTATGTCAATAATATCAGGAGTCATGACGGCAGGAAGGAATTGTGGCTTTGATTTAATCCATGCTTTGATTTCCCCAAATTTAAGCATTAATGGAATTATCATTACTTCTTCAATAGCAGCACCAGCATAATTCTTGAGCATTTTTTCAAAGGTCGAATCATCTACATCATGCTTTAATCCCCAAACCAAAGACTTTCTAAATGCTTCAGCGGCTGGGTTATTTAAGTTGCCAATACTATCAGCTAAGTTTCCAATGTTCTCAGCTTCTGGGCCCATAGCAGTAGTCCCACCAAGAAAAAACTTAATCGAAGTGATTACATCATCAGAAACTGACTTTAAGAAGTTTGCATTCTTGGCGAATTTGACTGAAGCTCCTACCGCTCCGCCACCGGCGAACTGGATGAGGTCTTTAGTTATCATACCTCCTGTAGTTTCAGGAGTGATTAATTCTGAACCAATCTTAGGGCCAGGAAACTCATACTCGCTGATTCCGAGAAGGGAATTGACTGCTTCGCTAGTATCAACTACCGCACCGAGGGTGGCTTTGCCAGCTTCTTTAGCTACTTTTTCGCCAGTCTCAAATAAGCTTTCGAGAAGTCCCGACTCAGCTGGTTCAACCGGTTCAACTGGATCGGCTGGGTCAAATGGAGCAGGAATTCCAGCAGTGGCATCGACTGGTTCGGCTGGGTCAAATGGAGCAGGAATTCCAGCAGTAGCACTAGCCTTCTGTAAAAGGGGAGTGAAGAAACTTGCTCTTGCTTCTTCAGGCTCTGGTTGGTCAACTAAAGGCACATATGATTGGCCAAGAGAAGATTGTCCATAGACTTGACCAGTATTGGTATTACGCACTTTTCTTTCATATGGAACTTGAGACAAGGCAGACTGCCCTTCTTCACTTCCATTTAAGGCGCTATGGCTTCGGCTTTCAAGATATAATTCGTCTATCATGTTATCTACCTAAGTAGTCTATTTCAGTTTGGATGTCNGCTGCNTGCCGGCAAAGCGCTTCGTTGCCGGACTTCTTACATTGTTTAAGAAGCGCATCACGCTGGTTAATAAGTTTGTTTATTTGATTCTGGCCATCTACTAATTCCTGCTGTTCAATCTTGGCTACAATATCTTCAGCCTTCTTAAACAAATCTATACCGGGGTTTCCTGCGTATTCTTTTTGCAAGCTCGATAGAGCGGTCATTCTTTTTCTTTCTTTAGAGTTTGGGTCCAAAGTAAGATTTAAGAATCCACCTTCAGGAATACCTAACCGGTTCTTTAAATAATTAGAAGCCGCCCTAAAGCGCTTGTCTTGTTGGGCTTGGATAAGCGGAACATATTTGTCACCGAAAGTTCGAAAGCTAATCCCATTCCCAACATAAGATATCATATCACCAATTGAGCGTATCTTGCCTGAATATATATCGGCTAGTACTTGAGACTCTATTCGCTCGTCGTCAAGAGTTTCTTTACCTGATACAAAGGCCTCCATCTGAAGGAGTACTGTAGGAGAAACAGCATTTGATCTTCTAAGCGCCGCAATTGTAGCTATCCTACTGGCATGTGAGGCAGTTCCTTCAGTTGATGGTGATGTTGAGAAAAAGTCTAAAAGAATCTTATTCACGCTCTGCTCTTTGTTTCTTTCATCAATTTTGTACTGAGCATTCTCAGCTCGAAGCAATTCGTTATGATCTTTTAATAGCTCATCTGCTAGTTCATCTCTTTGATCTGCATCTAGATTATTAAGGTATGGCTGCATAGCTTCGTTGATTTTACCATTGCGGATCATCTCAGAAGCTCCAATCTTATCAGCATTTGATTTGTGCCAACCAGTTAAGACATCCGATGAAGTGCCTTCCTTAAAATCTCGAATGAGCTCCATCTGTTCAGGAGTCGATAGCCAAGAAGAACCAGTAATTGCTTTTACACCATTTATTAAGTAAGCATTTGGATTTGTCCAATTATCTCCAGTACGGATTTGTGTACGGTAATCATCTAAAGAGTCAGATAACACGGAGTTGTTATGATCTTTAAAAGCTTTGCCTTGATTTTTGATAAATGATTTCATAAATGGCATCTTAATGCGGTAAAGAGCTTTTTCAGCTTCAAGTGTAGCATAAGCGCTAGGAGCACCACTCGAGACTTTAGCAATATACTCATCAATTGCAGTACTCATATCCTCATTAGTGCTATACTCTCCAGGACCCTTCTGCTGTATAATCTTATCTCGTGTGAGATTCCAGTCAATCATAGCTTCTGATCCCAAAGGATTAACAAAGGCTTCTGACTGCTGCTTCTCAGCTTTCAGCCTAGCTTTCTCTTCGGCTTTCTTAGCTTTCAGCCTAGCAGCCTCTTCATTCTTCTTGGCTTCTTGAAGGGCATTAAAGGTTTGTATTGGCCCTTCAGCAAGTGCTTTTCCAGGAGCCATCATAGCTGATATAGATGGAGTCTTAGGAATTGGAGCTATAGTGCTTGATGCAGAAAGACTCATTTGTGATGTAGGTATTCTAGGCATTAGGCGATAGTTCCTGTAGCATTATGCTTGACTCCAGCAGTAAGCAACGAAGTTCCGCCTGAGATCAATGTTCCAGTCGATGCCGCCCTACCCTCAGCTCTAGCCGATGCTGCAGAAATGCTCCTAGACTCAGCCGACATTTTACCTCCATGCCATATAGTCAAAGCTTCGAGCTCTTCATCTTCAGCCGTAGCTGCTAGCATAGCTGCTGGAGTGCCTTCAAAAGTAACTCCGCCTTTAGCGAATCCTGCTCTTTGTTGGCCTTTAAGCTTGGCAAACTTTTCACGAGTACGCCGAGCATCTTCTTCAGCATTTTGTTGGTCGATGATTGCTTGACGCTCTTGCATTTGAGCTTGCCGTTCAGCTGCATCGCTGGCCGCTGAAGCAGCCTGCATAGTGCCTACTGCAGACATTCCTAATAGAGCCATTTCCATGCCAGTGCACATAATTATTTACCGTTCGTCTTCACTCTTGGGATCAGAGCTAAAATTGTTAAAGGGAGTGGTTGGTCTTGCTGGACAAAAATATGTCCGTCCGTTTCGTACCCTGATCTAAGAGGTATTTCTTTGTCTCCAGTAAACAGCCCCACACTAGAGTCCATACTATTCGCTGAAGACCTAAATGGAATCAAATCGAGTTTAGTTTCTGATGTTCCAATCTTAACTCCAAGAGAGCGGAATAATCTTAATACTACATTGCTAATTCGTTTCGTAGCTCCTTGAGCTGTGCTTCCAGTAACTGCTCCTGATTCAATCTTCATCGTTTTTAACTTAGAAGTATAAGGCAAACCGGCATGAATTTTCGAGTATGAAGCATTTAAAGTAATGGATCCGCTTGTGACTACCACACTAGGATGAGTAGCTCCATCAACTAAGACCGAGATTGTTTCGCCTTCTAAGTGGTCTAATCCACTGACTGAAGATATTGGCGTTCCATCATATGAAAGCCCACTGTCTACAAAGAACGAATCATCAAGGTTTTCACTATCTCTCAATCCTGGAGTGATCACTTCAAGATATCTTTTAGTTGAGCTATCAATTGTTCTTTTAACTATTAGCCAGATTTCATCGCATGAACAACTCGTTGATGATGGGATGACAGTAGCACTTTCAACTTCTACATCTAATCCACCAAGATAATGCTTAGACCAAGCCACAATCTCTTGATCTCTTAAATATGTCATACTTAGCAACCCGCCATTTCCAAGTACATACCAGACATTTTGAAAAGGCTCTTGTTGCAAAGCCATTTCTTTAATATTGCCCTGTGTTATATGCTCAGCCAAGAGAGTAAGGTCTGGCGATATCATACTATCAGATTCAAAATTATATACTAATTGACGTATTTTTCTTTTGGCTCTTTGAAGATAAAGCACAATATCTGCGATTCTAATTGGTCTTGTAAACGCACTGCCATAAGTAGACTGTCTTACGATCCTTACATTTGATGGCGATATTGCTTCTTCAGAGGCAGAGGCTGATACAAGGAACTCACCTCCAGCAGTACCTACGAGTAGGGACTTTCCAGGAGACAACCACCTAATAGCATTAACCTGCTCTGTTGCAATCGTATATTCAAGAGCATCATCATCTAAAGGACCTTGGGAAAGGTTCTCATAGTCACCTGATTTAGAAGCCCATAGAGTTTGTGGCTTATTTGGAGTTCCTGCAAACCAAAGTCTTTGCTCGAAGAAGGCAATTGTCTGTGGATAATTATTCACTGCCCAAGAGAAAGGGTATAATGCTCTTCCATTACTTCCACCAGTCTTATCACCTGGTGTATAGGTATAATGAGTATTGCTAGGATCTGTTGCGGCCGTTGTGACTGTTATCTCATATAGATTTGAGTCTACTTTAGTGATTGAGTGGGTACTGTTAACTTCTGAATCAGTTAACCCTTCACATTTCAACCCGCTAAGAGTTATCGAAGTTCCAGTTTCAACTCCATGTCCTAAATGATGTACTAATACTATAGTGCTACCGACCTCAATTTCTATAGGATTCTTATCGAATCCAGTACCTTCATGAACAAATGAGATATCAGATAGAGTCCAAGTAATATGACTAGTGCGAGAAAGTTTCGCTGGAGCATGATCTTTATGTACCAAGTAGAGAATATCTGCAGACTGTGCAAATTGAATATCAGGCAGCTCAGCTTCAGTGTAGGTAGTTGTGACCTCTACTGGTGAGCCACCACTTTCAATTCGCCCTAAATCCTTAAATATCCTAATGTAATTCTCGCCAAACTCAAGAATATAAGCTTGTGTGACGCTAAACTCAAATGGAATTAACCTCGATGTTTTAGCATGATCCTTAATTTCATTTATATACTGAGTTCCACCACGCCGAGTAACTCCGCCTTGTGGCATCACTTTGAAATTCTCGAGTTGCAAACATCCATTTGAGTATTTATTAAAATCGACTCGTCCATCAAGGAGAGGAGTTAATTCTCCAGCAGTAAAGTTATTGAGGATTGGAGTTTGAATAGGCATTATAGTCTAGATGCAATCCAAGTATCAGCAATAATATTATCGGGGGTACCTTCTTGAGCATCCATTCCTCTAGCCTCAGATAAAGCATTTTCATACTTCTGATGAAGAAAGTCTGCCAAATTAATACTGTCTGTTAAAGTGACTGCGAGTTCAGCAGACAACTTAGCAGAAAGAACTTCGGTAAATAAAGTGTCAAATTGTGTTGAGTCAGTAACTCGTATAATATAAAGAAGATTGGCTGGAGCTTCATCAGTTAAGACTTTGCGACCTTCAACTTTAAATTTAATATCATCTCCTTCTGGATCCATGCTTAGAACTTTTAAGCATCCCGTTGGAAGCTGGTATTCATATGCGAATCCATAAGCTGGAATTGTTGTTAGCCGAGCCAATGAAGCACGACGGACTGCGAAATTCCAAGGATGTGCACGTAATAAATTGTCTCTAGTATCTGTATAGATTAGATTGCAGGCTCGCCCAGCTTTAGAATCTTCCGTTAAGGCGATGATTGGGCTTTCACCTAACTTAGAAAGAGCCACATTACAAATCTGAACTTCACTTGCCATTATTTATTCCTTAAATTCAGGGTGGAACAGTTTTAATTGTTCCACCCCTATTCCCTTAGGAGGACTTAATCAACAGTATAGGTTACTGCACATGCGATCGTACCAGTAGCTGTACCGCCACCAGTAGTAATTAACACATCAGTCTCAGAACTATTCTGATATCCAAAACCAGCGATATTACCATCTGATGAAAGAGTTAGCTGACCGGCTGAAACGGCATTTGTTGCTCCAATATAGCGAGTAGCACTACCAGAGTCTCCAACAGAAAGGGTTGCACCAGATCCTAAAGCATCGTGCATCACATCTACACTGTAGACAGTAGCACCCTTAGGAAGACGAGCAATAGTAATATCACTACCAGAAGCCAAAGAAGAAGCTTCATAAGTGTCATACCATACTCGCATACGACCATGAACCTGAGTAGCATCTGCATTCACCTGAGGTGTTGCAGTGATATTGGTCATGTTTGTTCCTTTTACACTAGACATAATAGTTCTCCTTATTCAGAACAAGCGATTTCGACGACTTTTTCCTCTTCCATTCGCGTAGCGCCAATGGTTTGAGAATAAAAGACCTGGGTTGAATAGTTCTTGGTAGGCATCTCAGAAATCTTAGATGTTGCGTCCTTACCAATTGCTAAAAGAATGCCATCCTGTACCCAACAGATAACTTGGCGGTCACCATTAGTCAGTACCTAAACGCTGAGTGCGTACAAAGTTGAATCCCATAAAGGTATTGATTTGACCTTGTGCAAGAGCTTTAACAGAGTTGTAATCTGCATTCTTAATCTCAGTAGTATTAAGAAGGTCAGTAACCTGTTTAGCCGTTACAGCAATATTGCGTTGCATATCAGGATCAGCTTCGTTGCTGTCAAGAATCTCTTTAGCAGAGAGCAATTTAGCAAGAGTTAATCCAGTAGCTGCAACTACAATCTTCTGCCCAGAAGGTAGAGATGTAGAAGTTCCACCAGTTGTGCCTGTATAAGCTGCTCCAGTTGCTGCCTCGATAATTGCATCATCCTTAGAGCGTCCCATAGCGAAAGCTGCAGAAGCTGCATAAGATGAAGTAGGATCAATCAGCATCCGTACTTTATCCTCATTATCGATTAGGTCAGCCCAATCATAATCAACCAAAGATACACGGCGGCGTGAATGTGGTGTATCCATGCGTGGGGTATCAGAATGGCGAGAAGTTCGTATTGCAGCAGAAACTGCTCCGATCTGCTCAAAAAATGCATTCTTGCCAGTTACGCTTTCGTTGCGGACTAATCCACTCAAGCGGGACCCTTTCTGCTGTGATAGCAGTTGGATATTGGCAGAATACTGTTCGACAAAAGCCGTAGTAATCTCAACACTCATTATATTTTCTCCAGTAAAGTGTTATTAAAGTAAATAGCAAAAGAGTTACCCGCTTGATACGGACTCCTATAAGTTTCAAGGGCCATTTGGTTATCCTATTCCCTTATGCTGAGTGCATCCGCTCAAAGAGCTTTTGCACCTTGTTAACTAAGACCCCATGATTAGGGTCTTGGTTATTCGTGTAAGCAGCCTGTGACATAACATCATTGATCTGCTCTCTAATCTGCGAAGGATCCATAGAACGACTATTGTCATTCCCTTGGCCTTCAATATTTCCCTCTTCTAAATTGGCTTTAGCGACATTATGCATAAAGCGTACCATCTGAGGATTGTTACCTAAACCTGTTTCTTCGAGATAATTTACAAAATCATCTCCACCGAATTGTTCTACTGCGCGAGTTGCCATTGTAAGGTTAACATCATAGCGTTCTCCCCAGTCCTTCTTGAGATCCGTTACGGACTGTTCCTGAGCTGTGGTGGCTCCGTCATTCAAAGCCTCATAAGACTTTGAAGTATGCTCCCAATACCATGAGTTAAGAGCCTCAATTTGGCTTTGATTAAGTCCAGCTTCATGAGCTTTAGACTTAAATTCATTTATCATAGTTTCATCAAGGTTAACACCTTCAGGAAGACCTTCAGGGGTTTTTAATTCATAACCACTAGCCTCTTCAGGGCGGCCTAATCTATTGTAAGCCGATGACCATTCATCCTCAGTTGTTGGGATTGTGATCGTATCTTTGCCAATCATTTTCTCAGCATTAACATATGAACCAGCTAATGATTCAATGTCTGAGAATTTAGTTAGAGATTCATTGCTTTGCATCTCTTCTGGTAATGATTGCATCCATTCTGGTGTTTCCATAATCTACTCCTAATGTGCCGTGTTTTCGTTGATGAGCGAGTTTAATATTATAGCTGGGAAATTCTCAGCTTTTACGTCCATATGATATAGAATAAACATAAGGACATCACGACGTCCAGACTTAAATGCCATCTCAATGGGGTCTTTGCTAATCGCAGGGGGCTCAAGCAAATGACCGAATTCCATAAGAGCATTTAAGACTCTACGTCCATGTTCGGAATTGAACGTTAAGTTCAAATCCATCTTCAATTGATCCGCAACTTTATGATCCACTACGCATCTCCTGAATTCTTGCGAGATTTACACCGGCTTCAGAGCCTGTCCGTAACATCTCGACATTTTGGGTTTGTTGCTGTTGTTCATTAGCAACTTGACGGGATTCTTCAACCGCTTCATTAGACTTAAGGAATGATGGTCGAAGACCAAACATTTCAGATATTCCCTTAAGAATCTCATCAGCATCAAAGCGATGAATTAATTCAGGAGTCATTGAAACAAATGGAGTCATAATTTCCATAACCCGCTGTAAGCTATTAGCTTCAAGCTGCTTCTGAGCTCGTGCAATTGGGCTTACATATTCAACACTATAATCTGCTTGCTTAACAGACTCTGGAGCTTCAGGGAACTTACCTTGAACTTCAAGAACCTCGAATACTCTACTAATCACTGTATCAAGAGCTTCTTCTTGCATACGTCCAAGAATAGGACCCATAAGTCTCATTCTCTCTTCAGTGCGTTGCATAACTTCAGTGGCTGTCATTTCAGGACCACGTGCTAACTGAAGTTGGTCAATAAAGAAGATAGCTCGAATACGATTGCGCAATTCTTCCATCATCTCAAGTGAGATAGGAATGTTCGCGTTAGTCATTAAAGGCTCAATACGGTCAGTATTACCTCGGCGGAAATAGTTTATTCCACCTGGTACTGTGCGGATAGGACCAAGGAACCCATCATCTGGAGCTTGAAGAGGAGGATCAACGATTTTCTGAGCTGCCTTAATCGTGGTCTTCATCATTTCATTCAGCATCTTAATATCTGGTAGGGCAGTGATTGCTGGTCCTCTACCATATACTTCGCCAGATGCCTTATAGAATCTAGGCACTGAATAAGGGAATTGGCTAAAACCTCCTTCACTAAGAACATGTTTAGTAGGTTTTTCTACATAGACTGAAACGAAAGGAAGAGTTTCATTTTTCTTAAATGGTTTTGTTCTTGGCTCGACAGCATGAAGTACCTGGATTAGCTGATCGACTTTACCTTCAGAAAAAAGCTTTTTAGTTTTGTCAGAAGCATTCTCACCAAATTTCTGAATGATTTGACGGACAGACATATTAATGGTCCGGTATAGCGTGTCAATTTTGCCATCTTTGTTCTCCGCAATATACGCCTCTGAGAGAGGGATTGACTTAAATAAGACCCCATCTTTATCACTCTGTTCGCCAGTAAATAGGATTCCAGTACCAAAAGAGGCAAACTCTAGATACATTTCATGGATGTGAGTTGAGAAAGCAGATTTTGAATTCTGTATCTCGTTACGCATAATCTTCTCAGCGCCTTTAAGCCAAAGAGAAGACTCACGTGAATCATTTAGTTTCTCATCTTCAAAGCGCAACGTGAACCACTCTGAAGCAGGGTTAGTGAGTGTTCCATGTAGCCCAGCGGCTAAAATCTCAGCAGCGTGAATCGCTGTAGAATCATAGACTTTTAATCCTTTCTTCGAACCTGAAGATTCCTCACCTGTAAAGGTAGGGTGATTAGGGAAAGTCAATTCAGCTGCTTCTTGCCAGTGACTTTCCCAAGTTCCTCTAGCTCCTGAGAGATCACCAAATCGCTGAATTATGTATTTGGAAACACTCATCTTTTATGACCCAAGCAGAGTCTTCTTAGCTACTGGAGCATCATCGGTTATACCTAACCCACCGGTTAGCATAGTACTTGACCGACCTTTGCGGGCAGACAGACGTTTCTTTTCTCGAGCTGAGGCCTCTTTAACCTCAGGATCCGTACGCTTAGGTGGTGG